CTAGGATCTTTCTATGTGCAAGAGTGGAATTACAAAAGCCCTAGCGGATTTGACCCTGCCTATGTAACACTTAATTGTGTTGATGGTTTTCAACTGCTAAACCTGACCACCTTGACTACAGTCAGCGGTGGCACTGCCGGACAAACTACAGCTGCAAGAGTCACAAGTTTGCTTAACTCTGGAGATTGGCCGGGCGGTATGAGGGACATATCTACAACAGCTACTACTACTTTACAAGCTGACACCGGGGCATCAAGATCTTTACTTGCATCTTTGCAAGAGATTGAGCAAACAGAAACCGGGGCTTTGTATGTAGATCAAAGAGGCTTTGTTAAGTTTATGTCAAGATCAGACATTATTACTGCCTCTGGTGCAGCTCTTACAAAATTCTCAGATGTTAATGGATCAGGTGATATAACCTATCAAAATGTTGAATTTGATATATCTGACTTTCAAATGATCAATAAAGTAACTGTCACCCCATCTGGATTAACAGCTCAAACAGCTAGCGACAGTGCAAGTATTACAGATTATTTTCAGCATAGCCGCGTTAGATCAGGCATTATGCAGACCGAGGCGGATGCCTTAAATCAGGCACAAATAATCATTGCCTCACGCAAAGAGCAAGGTGTTAATATACAACTTAATTCTTTGACTGTGGATGCCTATAGTCAAGATGATCCTGCAAGGACTACGGCAGCTTTAGAGCTTGACATTTTTGACCCTGTTGAAGTTACTCAAACCTTACCTGCCGGCAATGTAGTCAGTGATAGCGTTATAGCCGGTGTACAATACCAAATCACCCCTAATTCTTTTCTTGTAACATTTTCATGCGCCCAACCCTTTGCGGTAGGTTTTTTGCTAGACTCAGCCATAGATGGTTTATTAGATGAAGATATTTTGAGCTACTAGGAGATACATGGCAACCTTTGTAACCGGACAAGTTTTGACAGCTGCACAAATGAACAGCATAGCTAATTTGACTGTTAGGGCTGTGACTACTACATCTGATACTTTTGTAACCGCGGATGCAGACAATAAACTTATTACTTACTCAAACACAGGTACTACAACAATCACTATACCGCCTAACAGCTCTGTAGCAATTACAACCGGATCGGTAATAAATTTAATTAAAATTGGATCAGCCGGTACAGTATCTATTACACAAGGTGCAGGTGTGACTATTGCATCCACAGGTACAACATCAACAAATCCAACAATTACAAAAACATTTGGTGCAGTATCTTGTATAAAGGTAAGTACAGATAGTTGGTATGTGGTAGGTCGGGTCGCAGAGTAACAATGAATATTTTAGGGATATTAACGCAACCTTCAATACCACCTATTGTAACTGTTGATTATTTAGTTGTCGCTGGTGGCGGTAGTGGTGGTTTAACAAGTCCAGGCGGTGGTGGTGCTGGCGGATTGCGTTCAACTGTAACTGCTACTGGCGGTGGTGGTACTTTAGAAACTGCTTTAACTTTATCTTTGAGTACTAACTACACAGTAACAATCGGTGCTGGTGGAACATTTCCTGTTAGCGGGGGTAATGGTAATTCTGGCAACAATTCAGTATTCAGCACCATTACTTCAACAGGTGGCGGTGGTGGTGGTGCTGGTGGTGGTACTGGTTTGACAGGTGGTTGCGGTGGTGGTGCTGGTGAGTTTTCTGCCACAGGTGCGGCTGGAACAGCAAATCAAGGTTTTGCTGGTGGTGGTGGTAATGGCGGTGGTGGTGGTACTGGTGCTGTTGGTTTTGGTGGCTATGGTAATGGGGTTAATTTAGCAAATAATGGTGGAGTTGGTGGCGCAGGTGTAGCAACTTCAATAACTGGTTCAAGTGTTACTAAAGCATCAGGTGGTTCGGCTTATTATGCCGCCCCAGCACCAACGCGTTCACCTAATCCTGCAAGTGGCGGTGGTGGCGGTGCAAGTGCTAATAATGGAGCTGCCAATAGTGGTGGCGGTGGTGCTGCTGATTATGGTGCTGGTGGCTCAGGAGTTGTAATTTTAAGATATGCAGATACTAAAACAATTACTATTGGTGCAGGATTAACTGGAAGCACTGCAACAGATGGCTCTTTTAATGTTACCACAATTACTGCTGGCACTGGAAATGTGAGTTGGGCATAATGGCACATTACGCTTTTTTAGATGAAAATAATATAGTTACCGAAGTTATAGTAGGTATTGATGAAACTGAAACTATTGAAGGATTAGACACCGAAACTTGGTATGGTAATTTTAGAGGTCAAACTTGTAAAAGAACTTCATACAATAATCGCATAAGAAAACAATATGCTGGTATTGGCTATAAATATGATGCAGATGCAGATGTATTTATTTCATCAAAGCCTTATCCATCATGGTCATTAGATGAAAACTTTGACTGGCAAGCACCAACACCTCAACCAAATCAAGGTAAATGGTATTGGGATGAAGAAAATCTAGCGTGGCAAGAATTATTTTATTAACAAGTCCTAATGGCTGGCCTGCAAGTGAAGACCGCAAAGCTATAGGCATTGAAACTTTTACAGTGCCAGGCACAAAAACTAGGTTTGCATGTGCCGAAGCCGTTGCACCAATCCTGGTAAGTTTTGCTAAAGCTTTCCATGAGCTAGTTGAGCCAATAGATGAAGGCCAATTAGATGATTGGGGTTATGCCTTTAGGCAAACCCGAGGATCAGATAGAATTTTAAGTAACCACGCATCCGGCACAGCCATAGATTTAAATGCAATTAAGCATCCGTTGGGCAAGTCAAATACATTCAATAAGCATCAGCGTAATACAATTAACCTACTCATAACTAAATATGGTTTGACCTGGGGCGGCAATTACAAACGGCGTAAAGATGATATGCACTTTGAGATTGCGTTAAACCAAAATGAAGTTAAACAAAAAATAAAAGAGTTAGGATTAAAATGAAATTAGATAAAAAGAAAAAAGAAATTTTAAAATCTTATTTAAGAAGCCTTGCCGCCGCAACTATTACAACTGTATTAGCTTTAATTGCAGATTGGAATCCTGAATATGCAATTTTAGCCGGCGCAATAGTCGCACCTTTGGCACGCTATTTTGATCCAGCAGATGATAAGTTTGGCATCAATAGTAAATGAATATGAATGACATCTTGGCACTGGCGGTATCAACTGTAACAATTGTTGGTTCGTTAGTGGCATCAGTGCGTTGGCTGACTAAACACTATTTAAGTGAGTTAAAGCCTGATAACAATGGCCGGCATAACTTAGAAGGCCGGGTATCACGCATTGAGGAAAAAATAGACACGCTTTATCAAATACTGATTTCTAAGAATTAGTCAGCCTGATCCCCTACATTATGGCCATGAAGATGTGCGTGGTTGTACCCAGTAGGGGCAGGCCTGAAAATGCGGATCGGCTGGCCAAAGCCTTTATAGATACTAATACGGAAGCTGATCTTTATTTTATTGTAGATAATGATGATCCGCGTTGGGTGGAATATACAAACCATGACCGATACAAAGTTTTACCAGCGGATAATAAAACAGGCGGTTGTGCCGCTTCTCTTAATACCGGTGCGGTTTATTTGTTGGATATTACTAAGTTTCCTTTTTATGATTATTTTGTTTTCATGGGTGATGATCACCTACCTAGAACCGAAGGCTGGGATAAAGCCTTTATGGAAGCGTTAGGCCATAACACAGGTATTGTTTATGGTGATGATTTATTGCAGGGCGCTAACCTGCCAACAGCCTTTGGTATGAGCCGGGATTTAGTTGATGAGCTACGCGGTATGACATTCCCAGGTTGCATACATTTATTCTTTGATAACTTTGTGAAGCAATTAGGATTAGATTTAGATTATTTAAAGTTTTTACCTAATGTAATTATTGAGCATCTACACCCAATAGTAGGCAAGGCTGAAATGGATGAAGGTTATGCCAGGGTTAACCAACCTAAATGGTATGAACAGGATTTACTGATACTGCAAAGATACTTAGCAAGCGCGGAGTATGCAGAGTTGGTGAAAAAATATAGATGAATTTAAATGAAATGTTTGATGCAGTAATTGTAGTTAATTTAGATAGAAGGCCTGAAAAATTAGAGGCAATAACTCACCAATTAAATAAACTTGACACTACTTTTTACAGATGGCCGGCTATTGACAATTTGAATACAGATATGACACCTATTTTTTGCAATGTTATGAACGGATTAAATCGCTTACTTTATGCTCAATTTAAAGAATATAATACAGTTTTATTACTAGATGATGATTGTGAATTTGTAGATAACTTTTATGAAAAATTAGAACAAGTTTGGCCAGAAGTTCCTGATAACTGGGATACTGTTTCATTTGGTGATAAATTGATTTCTTATGAATCAATAACAAACAGAATAAAAAAAATACAAGAATCTTATGGCGGTCATGCTACGGCGTTTAAATTAAGTTGTGCGCCAATACTTTTCCAAACATTACAGGGCAAAACTTTTGCAGATATAGAATTAAATAAAGCAAGTGATAAATTAAATAGATACGCAATAGAGCCAGGCTTAGTTGGTCAAGGCAGGTATGTATCAGATTTAATTGGCGATATTAGGCCAAACAAATTGTACAATTTGTGGCAATAATGGACATCCTAATTACAGGATCACATGGTTTTGTAGGCCGTGCCTTTAGGCGTGCGCTACCTTATGCCAATCTAACCTTAGTTGATTTAAAGCAAGGCGTTGATTGCCGTAAGTTTTTTCAGCTAGAGAAAAAACAATATGATCTAGTAATACATTTAGCCGCTTTAGTTGGTGGCCGGATAGTTATAGAAAATGAACCATTATCACTAGCGGTTGATCTAGCTATTGATTCTGAGTTTGCTACCTGGGCTATGCGAACTGGACAGCCTTATGTTGTGTACTTTTCATCATCTGCCGCCTACCCAGTTGAGCTACAAACCCTGGCAAAGAAAAAGAAGTTAAAAGAGAAAGATATAAATTTTAATAAAATAGGTAAGCCGGATATGACCTATGGCTGGACAAAATTAACCGGTGAAATGCTTATGAATTACTTGCGTGAAGAAGATACAAAGGTATTAACCCTTAGACCATTCAGCGGTTATGGTACTGATCAAGATTTAGATTATCCTTTTCCATCAATTATTCAGCGTGCAATTATGAACGCTAACCCATTCAATATTTGGGGTAAGGCAACTACTACTCGGGATTTTATACACATTGATGATGTGGTAGATGCAACAATTGAGATGGTTAAAAATCAGTGTAACCAAACAGTTAATCTATGTACCGGCAGGCCTACTACCTTTTTAGAGTTAGCCAAAATAGCAATGAGTACCCTGGGATATGAAAAGACATCAGCTAATAGATTTAAGATATTGACCGATAAGCCGGCAGGTGTGGCCTATCGGGTAGGTGATCCAACAATGATGAGTGATTACTACACACCAAAAATTAGTTTAGAGGAAGGTGTCCAAAGGGCTATATCCGGTGTTTTATGATTTATGATTAGGCCATGGCAACTAAACGCAAAAGCAAAAAGGTAGCAAAGCGTAGGCGTACAACTAAAGAAACGCC